GCATAGAAATTAAAACTGCTGAGTATCTGCTGACTCTTGCCAGGCATATAATGATGATAGAATTTGGTCTGATGCACTACACGGCTGCTAGGATCGTTTGAGGTTGTTAGTCTAGCACAGGCTTTGTTAGGTTGAAATGCCACAGTACCGCCATTGACTAGGTAATCTACAAAGTTTGGATCTAATCCATATAAATGCTTATAGTCGCCTAAGGTAAACGGACTAGACATACGAATACGGCCAAACGCATCTGTCTGTCCTACCTTAAGTGTGGTACGAAGCACAGGTTGCCCTAGAGCATTGTACTCCATGGTATTATGTAGGTCTAGTAGATTAGACTCATGCGGATGCTGATAGTTAGTTGAATTAGGTTGTTGAACGCCCATGGATTACAAGCCCCATTTATTGCTGAGATAGTTTTCCACGTTAGAAATTTCAGTAGAATTTAACGCATGGGTAAAAATTAAGAACTCGCCTATATCACCTGTATAGTAGTTGGCACCATTATTGTTACCAATATATAAAGTAGTATTACTTGCACTGAGAGTATCACCTACTGTTCCGGCAAATGTAAGTGTAATATCAGTTTTATCGTATCGGTACTTTAAACTTGCGGCATTGGTAGTTTGTGTACCGTCATAGGCAAAAGTATGTATATGGAATGCTGTGCCATCATTGACTACTGTACTAGTTCCTACGCCGCCAGCAGCCTTGGCTACAAACTTTCCTGCCGTAGTATCATAAATCAATCCGGTAGCACCACTATTGGTTACAAATATATTTGGGCTTCCTGTTGTTGCTGTCATCTTCATCACTACAAAAACTGTCAGGGCAGGAGCACTGGCTAACGAAGAATACGGATTGATACTTAAACCATCGTTACCGTCAAAACGAACAACACTTAGAGTATTCTGTTCACTGGTCTGGTAACTGGCTCTAGTAGTAGCACCGCCAATTGGGTTAGCGTTGTGGGCGAAACCAGACTTGTCTGTCCATTGCGTGAACGTCTGGCCGTCACTAGGGTTGCTTGGAACGAATTGTACTCCATCACTGCCATCATACCAAGATTCAAGCTGAACAAAAGTTTCTGTAGGAACTGCTTCTTCAATTGTAGCAGGTGCCGACAATGATGCAATTCCTACCCAGGGCCTAGCTGGTAGTAAAGGGTCTGCATCTGCTGTGGTTCCGTAGGCTAAACTCAGTGCGTCTAAATCATAAACATTATTAGTTCTATAATAAGGTTTAGATGAATCTACTGATCCAGAAATAGTTCCATCATCAGCAACTATTTTACCTTGACGTTTTGCCTGTGCAATATCTAATTTAGCCACCTGTCTTGCGGCTTTGTTAGCAACAGGATCAGATCCGTCGCCTGAAATTAAATGAGCAATACCGTTAGCTGACATTATTCATTCTCCGGATTATGTTGGTGCCCAGGATAAGCACTTGGATGCTGTACACGAATATCGCTAGGATGTTTAGGTTCTTGCCAACCACCGCCAGCATCTTTAGTTACTGCGTCTATATCTGCATATTCTTCCTTAGGTGCATTTGAAAAAACGCTAGCAGAGCCGTCTGTATCGTCTTTGCTGACTAGATCTACTATCTGTTTAAATTTGCGAATAGTATCCGGATTCTCTTCTTGCGGCTCTGCTACAGCAACTACCTGTATTTCTGGTTCTGCTGTTTTCTGGCCGTCAATTAAGTCTAAAATACTGCGTATGATTTCTTGGGCTCTCATGATTGTTTCCTGTATCCTATATTTAGTGTTAAATAGCGTACTATGATAAACAAAGAACCTTTCAAAAAACTACTACAAGATCTAAAAGATTCAGGAAAATATCGTGTTTTTAACGATATTGTACGAGAAGCTGGTAAATTTCCTACAGCTATTTGGTATGGACCCTATGCTATTAAAAATATAGTTAACTGGTGCTCGAATGATTATCTAGGCATGGGACAGCACAAAGTTGTTATTGATGCTATGCACACAGCATTAGATCATACTGGGACAGGATCAGGCGGAACTCGTAACATCGGAGGAACTAGTCATTATCATGTAGCTTTGGAACATGAACTAGCAACATTACATAAGAAAGAACGTGCCTTGCTGTTCAGTAGTGCTTACGTTGCAAATGAATGGACACTGATCGCATTGAGCAAGATCGTACCCAATATTGAGTTTATCAGCGATAGTAAGAATCATAATAGTTTGATAGTCGGAATACAACATAGTAAAGCTAAGAAAGTAGTCTTTAAACATAACGACTTAGAAGATCTAGAACAAAAACTTAAAATTAGTTTTGCACAAGGCAATACTCCTTGCATAGTATTTGAAAGTGTTTATAGCATGGATGGAGATGTTAGTCCTATCAAAGAAATATGTCGCCTAGCTAAAAAATACAAAGCAATCACTTATATCGACGAAGTACACGCAGTAGGACTCTACGGAAATCGCGGAGGAGGCAAAGTAGAAGAATTAGGCCTAGAAGATCAAATTGATATTATCAACGGAACATTGGGTAAAGCATTTGGTGTTCAGGGCGGATACATCGCAGCCGATAGTGATATCGTTGATGCTATCCGTTCAGTGGCTGCTGGCTTCATCTTTACAACATCGATGAGTCCTGTAAGTTGTGCCGGTGCTCTGGCCGCAATCAAGTGGTTGAAGGAGCATAACGAAATACGCGAAAAGCACCAAGAACGTGCTCGTAAATTAAAGTATCGATTGAACAAAGCAGGTATTACAGTTATGGAGTGTTCAACTACACACATTGTTCCTGTACTAGTAGGTGAGGCTAAGAAATGTAAAAAGATCAGTGATTACCTATTAGCTGAACACGGTATCTATGTACAGCCAATTAATTACCCAACTGTCGATGTAGGCACAGAACGACTACGCTTTGCTCCTACACCATACCATGATGACGGTATGATCGAAGATCTAGTTGATGCTCTTAAACAAGCATTTGAGCAATTTGAGTAACACCAAAAACTAGCATAGAGCGAGCTTCGGCATTAGTTGCTTCTTCGTTTAACTTATCTGTATTAACCAAATCTTGTAACAAAGCACGAGCTTCGTCTGCTGATATTTCACCGTTGCGGTTAGCTTCGGCAATCTGTAGTGCCATCTGGGCACGAGTCTCAGCCCAAGGTAAACCACATCCTGCTAGTTGTAATAGACTATCTGACATTTAGAATCTCCCCTGTACTGTATGAGCAATCATATCAGCCTGTTGAATTAATATCTTCTTTTTGATTTCGCAATAGGTAGGACTTACTGGACCTTTGGCTGTACGATCTACCATTTCTTTTACAGAGTCCTGCATCTTGCCTACAGGTACAATTACGTCGCGTGTTGGTTTGCTCTTTGCGTAGATTTCAAACCATTCGATCTTTTGTGCTAGGTCTCTTGACTGTTGTGCAATATCGCCTTTGCAGTCAAAGTTACGAGTTGTCTGTTGTATTGTTGTAATGCTATGGCTTTGGTTGGCATCCCATTTAACCGGGATCCATTGTTGAATTGTTGAACAACCGGTTAGCCCAACAAATGCTAATGCTAGTATTATATTTTTCATGACTATCCTTATGTAATAGGGCCGCCTTCGATCCAGGCATCACATGTCCGTTTAGCGGCACATTTAAATTTTAAAAACTTACAGTAGCCTAACTGCCCTGCATCTACTGTATCGTGTGGATTTGAACCGGGCTCACTGCCTATACCTGTTGCTATACAATCCTGCATTTTTTCTGATATATCAAATGCTCCGCAGTTACCACAACGATTATTTTTAACTGATTCTATATCTTTAGTGTTCCACTTATCTGCTAGTTTTTGCCAATATTCATCATTTGGCTCGTTAGGATTTAGTGGGCCGTAATGATACTCGTTTATAGCCTTTTGTCTATTCTTTAGATTAAGATCGATATCTTGGGTAGCTGGTGGACACCCCTTCTCTAGTGCCTCAACGACATTGATATAATTTCTCATTTCTTTTTTGCCCTTCCGGCTTTCATGTTAGCTAACCAATGTGCTAGTTGTCCTTTACGTCCACCCTGCTTGGCAGTCTTACGTAGACTACTAATGCTAGCTTTAGTATTGATACCATGGCGTTTAGCATCTCCTTTGTCTTGTGGATTGCGTCCATCTGCAAAGTTTTCATCTATGTCGTGTGTTGTTAGTCCTAGATCTTTTAGATACTTTAAGTATTCGTGTTCTAGTGGTTCACTGCCAAAAGCCATTACAGTCTGTGGAGGTCCTTTACCAAAATCATGTTTTCCTAGACCATCGAGATCGCTAATGTGCTGTCCTAACTTATACCAATCATATACATCGCTAACGTCGATCTTTACAGTACCTTTAGGCCAAGGTATTAAATCACCCTCTTCTATACTTTCGCCACCTCCGTCTCCACCACCGCCATCTCCGCTGTAGCCTGAGTCATACCCGTACCAACCATATGGGCCTGGGCCGTATGCTCCGAAACGATACTTAGTCTTTTTCTTACGCCGTTTAGCTTCTTCGATATTCTGTGTTACACCACCAGGGCCAACATAGATAGCACGGAAATCTACTTGAGGATATTCTTTTTGTAGTTCCTTAAATACACGCAGATTGCTCATGCTATCATCATACAAGCGAACATGTCCATATTGTTTAGTGTCGAGGTATTTACGAACCCATACCGCTTTCTTGTAAGCTGGAGATTCATCTCCAGGTAAGTTACCTGCACGATGCACGTGAACACGGCTCATGTTTATGCCTAAATCTTTAAATGTCTGCAGAAACTCTTCTTTGTTGTCAAAGTCTGCACGGGCTGTCAGCATGATAACTTTGGCATTACCTGCATGATTAAGAATTGTTTTAAGTTTTCTAATCATCGGAACGATCGGCTTGCTTTCTTGGCGGAACTTTTCTGCATCTCTAAATTCGCCAAAGTCAAACTTTTCACCCGGTTGTAGTTGGTAGTTATTAAACTCTTGGTTAGTTAAATCACGTATGACCTGCCCTTGTGCATTTAAAACTTTAATCTTTGCTGTCGTGTGAAGTAATGTATCATCTATATCAAAGATGATTAGATCTCGATTACCGGGAGTAAATTCATTCGCTCTCATAAGGTATTCCACCTAAGCCGCAACCAAAGCGGGCTATTGCCTCATACAGGGCTGTAAGGATTTCTTGGAAGGTCATAGCCGTCGTCCTCTGGATAAACTGGATAATCGTTTGGGTTCATTAGTTACACCAACTTTGTTTTGCATCACCATAGTATTCACGAGCAAAGCCGTTAGCAATTAAAGCTGAACGTAGGCTCTGTCCGTTGACTAAAATGTCCCCGAGAACACGACCACCAAATTTGTCCCATCCGTAGAGTGTAGCTTGAAATTTACCACCGCTGGCTGCGGCTTGGGCGATTGCATTTTTAGTAAAAGCAGATGCGGCTTCTCCTCGCTGTGCTTCGCTAGGGCATTGTGCTCTGTGTCCTTTTTCTGGAGTGTCAACTCCGTAAACTCTGACAGCAAGTTCTGGCTTAAGAGGTGCTGGTAAAAAGGGGGCGGCGATCACAACTGTATCGCCATCGCTCACTCGTAGAATTTGTGCGTCATATGTAACACCTTTGGGTGCTTTTTGTGCTAGGGCTAGTGTTGGAACTAGTAATAATAAAGCCAGTAACTTTTTCATAGAATACTCCGTAATATTTACAGAGTATTTATTAGATATAATTGTTGAACCAACCTACTTTACGTCCTTCTGCGATACGACGATCGTGTTCTTCTACACTACTAGGATAACGCCAAGCCCATACTGCAACACAGGCCATAAAGACTGCTGTACTGATTATACCAATAGGCTTTACTCCGCCTGTGTACATAAGCACAAGACTTAAACTCATCATGGCCAGCATGAAATATTTCATTTTCTGGGGGAATACACGCTTTTCATTCCAGTTGGTTAGGAACGGCCCAAATAGTTTATGATTGTACAGCCAGGCATGCATCTTGGGTGAGCCTTTGGCAAAACAATAGGCGGCAAAAACCACAAAGGGACTGTAGGGTATGCCGGGTGTTACCACGCCGACATACGCCATACCTAGGCTACAAAAGCCTAGTATCTTCCAAAACCACTTTTTTAAATGAACTGTAACCATTCGTCAAACCTCACGTTGAAGCCTTGCTTCTTACGCTTATTTACAAGTTCAAAGTAGTCTGGCTTGTAAGGTTTGATTTTAGGCTTGTGGGTGTGGGTCTTGTCTGCCTTATCAGCATTACATGGGCCACATGCAGTCACACAGTTTTCCCAGACGGTTTTACCACCCTTTGAAATAGGGTGTACATGGTCTAGGGTAGATTCTTTACGTTCTACTCCTGTACCGCAGTATTGGCAAGTTCCTTCGTCGCGTAGGTACACATTGCCGCGACTGAAGCGGACAGCATTTTTTGGCTTCATGTAGTCTCTAAGCATGATAACGCTAGGAACAGGTGTTTCCCAACGTGCAGATCTCACGATCCAATTGTCATGCCAAGACAGTACATCGGCCTTATCAAGGACCATGTATTTGATGGCTTCTTGCCAATCAATAGTGCTCAACGGTAGGTAGCTGACTGGTAATCCGTCAGCATTCAGAACTAGGGTGTCTGACATTTTACTTCCTTCTTAGTTGTGTTACAGACCCAACCGAACGAGCTTAAATTATAAGCTCATATTGTACTTATGTCAACTCTTTTATGCTAGTATTTTTTGGGCGAATTCTAATCCGGAACGGTCAAGGGCGTTGCACCATTGATCCTTATTGTCCGATCCGAAAACCAATTCTTCGTCTGCACTAGCCAAGCACCAACTAGTTTCTTTATTCCAGGGCGGATCACCTTTGATTTCGCCTGCCAGTTGCCCATGCGCCCAACCACACATACCGAGAAACATACGCCAACGTTCGGGCTCATCTCCGTTAGCAATTCTAGGTAATATATCATCAGCAGAGCTTATGCTGAAGTGATCGTTAACACGCATGGTATTTTTACATTCCCAATCGCTGGTGTGTAATAGGCTTAGACTTTTTACGTTAACCGGGCCACCTAGATAAATGAATCCCGGACGATCTAGTGGAAATCCTAATTGGTCTCCAAACTCTTTTACGCTCATCTGGCTACGTTTGTTTAGTACTAAACCGACACTACCATGATTATGGTTTTCAGTAATCATAACTACTGTCTTGTACCAGAAGCTGCCTTTGACCGCAGGCGGCGCGATGATAAGATTTCCAACTAATGTGTTCATGCAATATTTACATTTATGCGCGAGCTTGGATCGCTCTTCTGACATCGCCTGCTGTGAGTATTCCATCCTTGGTAACATCTAACCCGTCGTTCCAGTCGTAGACTGCACTTCCTCTTTTAGCAATGACGTAACTGTTAGGTTTTCCTACACCTGCAGGCCAGAACACTGAAAGATAAAGATCGCCTAACTTCATTCCTGGTTGTACACCTCGCATGACAAAATACTTGTAGACATAATCTAGCTGTTCAACTGCTGACATTTTCTTTAGTTCATCAACTGTTGTCCCAAGAGATCGTGCTGTGTCTGGCATAAACTGAATTAATCCAGTAGCCTTAGACTTTTTGTTTTGTATTGTATGATCAAGGCCAGATTCTAACCTCATGATAGCAATTAGATCTGATTTAGCTACTCCTAACTTATCGGCAATCTTTTGTAGTTTGTTATTAAAGTCTGGATCCTGTATTGTTGTAGTGTCAATCTTACGTTTCTCAAACGATCCTCTAGCTGGTTTAACTTCTGCATCTGTACTCTTAGTTAGGCCTTTGAATAGCTCAGGTTTAGATTTGATTATTGCATTTAACTTCGCGACAGTTTCTGGTCCTGGATCTCCGTCAACACTAAGTCCATTGTCTCGTTGGAACAGCATTACTGCCGCAGATGTTTCTCTTCCTCTAATACCGTCGACGCCGTGTGTTGGTAACTTATAGCCTAGAGCCAATAATGCTTTTTGTACGTCTGCTACTGCTGGCTCTCGTCGAGTCTTAGGAACATCAATTATAAACGATCCAGGTGTGGTGGGCTGTACAGGCTTACCGCTTTGATCCGGCTTTGCTGGTGTTGTGCTAGCGGACCTACCTGCTAATGATATAGCTTCTTGGGCCGCGGATTTGTAAGCCCCTGGAGTGCCATGTATTCCATCTGAAGAAAGACCTTTGCCATCTAGGTCAACAACAGGAACACCTACAGCAGATTTAATTGCCTGTCTAACTTCTTCTTGGTAATCACCTGAATAATACTTGGCCAATCCTGGAGCTCTCGCCTGGCCGTTTGGAAATAAAATAAACACTACAGTATGTCCTGCAGCCTTGGCAGCATCAACTACTCGTCTTACGTTGCTGGCAATCGTAGCTGGGGGTACTAAGGGTCTTTTACCTTTAGAATCCATATGTGCTCTTGCACTGTTAGCAGTATCGTTGGCACCTTGGCTAATTAAAACTATTTGATTTTTTGGAATAGTTTCAATACCTACTGGGCCACCGTTCTTTGTATGGCGCCCATTAAAATTATTTTGGTGTGTCGATGGAACTCCACCGTTGGCTCTATTAATAACACCTTTCTGATAGGCCAATCCTTCAGCATGACTATCGCCTACTGAATAGACTTTTCTTTCTTCTTCAAATAGTTTAAATTCTGCGTATCTCATATTATTCTGCTATTGGGTTAACTTGTTGACCGCTTGCATATTTTTCCCAATGCAAGTGAGGGCCTGAACTAAAACCAGTGCTGCCAACTGCACCTACTGTTTGTCCTTTTTTCACTTCATCACCTTGTCTTACTGATATCTTTGATAGATGCATAAATCTATGTTTCACGCCGCTGGCTGTAATTAGTTCGACTAGATTGCCTGCTGAGCCTGCCATACCAGCAAATTGTATCTTGCCATCATCAGGTGCGATAACTGGAGTTCCTGTAGGTGCTCCGATATCAACACCCGGGTGTTTAACTTTATTTCCTTTAGGGCCAGTTACAGTTCTACCATAGTGTCCTGTGATCGTGCCCTTGGTTGGCATGATTTCACCTGAGGAAGTTGTTGGAGATCTAGGTTGTGTGTTTGTTCTGGGAGCAGGTGCTGAGCCTGGCGACTGTCCGCTTAGATATTTGTCTACAGCGGCCTTAGTGTAAGGTCCCATTATTCCGTCATCTTTAGTAGGACCTAGATCATAACCTTTGGATATCAAATATCGTTGCATTTGTTTCACGATTGGACTAAAAACACCTTCGAGTAATTTAAATTCTGAGTAACGCATCGTTAACTCCAATCGGGCAAAGGCCCGCCGTACTTGTGGCCTTTGATCTTATGTCCGCCTACCTTAACACGGCTCTTGGGACTTTTACCAAGTTTATGACTCTTTTCGCCATCACGAGCACGTAGACCTTGACTCTTACAGCTGGACAGTTGGCTAGCACCTAATTCGTCGTCGGGCTTAGAACTTAGGCATAGTTTACGACTAGCCTTTCCTGCTTCGTCTACATCAACTGATTTGTATTGAGGCACTGGTTCGTGCCCGCGGCTAGGACGGCTACCAGATCTTGCTGGGCGTTTAGGGTTTATACCTATAGGGTCTTCGACTATAAATTCTTTTGCTCGCATAGTTATGTATTTATTGTTCTTACTGTGCTAAGAACTCAAATACATTTAGCCATTTACGTTTGCCTATAGTTGCTTTAAGATTAGTTAAATCTGCCTTAGTTGTGTGTCTAAAGCGGGTTTTTTCGATATCAGGCATGGGTACAAATTCTAAAGGTACACCTTCTTGCTCTGCTATCTCTTCAGCAATATCTAAGAAACTGTGGGTAAGCCCGCTACCAACATTCCAAATTCCGGACCCATTAACTTGTTTAATGAAGTCAATGTGTAGACGACAAACATCACCAACCCAAGTCCAATCACGACGAACATGTTCAGCGTTCTCCCATACTGTTATTTTACCCTCGTTGCGAGCCTGTGTACGCCACTTATGTATTGCGTTTGCCCTACGTCCTCTAAGATGCATCCATTTTCCGTAAACATTAAAATAACGGAAACCCTGCACCATTACAGTAAGCCTTTGTTGAAACACCCAACGATCAAATAGATACTTGCTCCAAGCATAAGGAGTCTGTGGATGACAGGCAGAGTGTTCGCTAAAGTCTTTAGTATCGCCGTATACTGAACTCGAACTAGCATATTGTAGATGTGTACCATGTTTGTTGCACTCGTTGAACAACCATTGACTAAACTCGTAGTTCTGTTTCATGACTAGATCTACATCTGTACAGGTCATGTCGGCAATAGCACCTAGGTGTATAACCCAATCGTAGTGTTCTACTTCGGGTAAATTTATAGGGTCCCATTCCCAACCATCAACTTGCCAGCCTTCTTCTTGGTGGCACCAAGCCAGCATATTGCGGCCAATAAAACCCTCATGGCCGGTTATTAGTATCTTCATACTGCTATTTAATTCGTAGGTAGCTCTTGTAAAAAATTATAATTTTCTACAATTAATTTTAATTTGAAATGTCTTTCTTTAATAAGATCTTCTACATATTTCTTAAGAGTCTTCATTGAAACATCTTCATTCAGCCACTCTGTTTTCCAGTCTTCTATTTGCCAGATGTTATCAATATACTGTGTTTTGATTGTACGTTCAATGGCTTTGGCGTGAGCTCTAAGTCCACCGTACAGATGCATATTAACAATACCGCCCGCATGTGAGCAGTATTGTTTATTACGTTCTTTAGGATCCTGTGCAATGCCAAAGCCTGCACGGCCTCCTAACGATTCGATCAAATAGAAGTAATACATTAGTCAGCCATGTCTAGCAAGTCTTGATCAAAGAATTCGATCAAACCATCAAACTGATCTAACAGGGTTGGAGCAATCTTTTCCTTGCCGCCGAAATGTTGATACAGCTGAACAAGGGCGCAAGCATAAGCGTCATCGTCCCAGTTGGCTTGATAGCCGTAACGCTTTGTAGTCCAACGACGATGTGCCTCTGTTACACTCTCTTGGAACTGTGACAGATTACCAAACAGGTTCTGCACTAGAGCCGCAAGCTCTTCTAGGAACTTAGGTGTGAGTTTAATCTTTGCACTGTCAGACTGACGAATTAAATCACGGAAGGCAAAAAACAAACTAACGTGAACATTTTCATAATGGAAGTATTTGTCATGCCATCCACAGGCAACACTAATTTCTTCTGTATTAAGAGTCTTAAATGTTGCGATGTTAGTAAAGGTGCCTGGATACTTGCTTAGGTCACTGTCTACTTCAACAGGGAAGCAATTATGCTTTTCTGCTGTAGCAACTTTCTTTTCAAGTTCAACATCGTCCTTATCACTCTTATCCTTGTCAATACGAATAGCAAAAACGCCATTACGGAGATCTTGATAAGCACTCTGTTTCTTTTTACCTTTGCCGTTAAGGATACCAAACGCCTTACGAGCATAAGCAAGGTTGTCCGTTTCTATATACATAAACGGATATTTAAATGTGCGCCAGTTAGTGTGTCCAGGGACTAGTCCTGCATCAATTAAGGCCGCAACGGTACTGACAGAATGTTGTGCGTCAATACTGATGAATTTGCCTTTGCTTGTTTTGATACAGATAACTGGCTGTAGTAGGGCAGGGTCAAAGACATCAGGATTAGCGATCGTTTTAGCACAATGCTTCTCGTCTAACTCGCGCTGAATATCCTCTTCGATATCTAGCACAACTAATTCTTCATTAGTGATTTTTGGAAAACGAGTCATGTCAAAAGTTTTATTTTGGGCCAGCCATGCCTTGATGGTCTTTTTCCAAACTGCACTCTTGTTTAGTTTATCAACTCGATCCTGTAGGTTAACAACCTTAGCAGATCCACGTTTGAGTGGATTGATTTTAACCATCGGATTTGGTTTACGAACTACATCTTCGTATTTGAGTTTAAATGCCATTGTGTGCCTTTCTGTGTTTATGTGCCTTTATTATATTCTCGTTTATGCAAACTGTCAAAAACTATTCCGATTATAGACAACTGGCATCTCACAAACATACTGCCTATTAACAGTATGTTTAATAAGATTACAGTCTCCGCCTGTGACTGCAGAACCTGCATGGTCACCTATGCCTTTACCCGTTACGGCGTATGAACCTATACTAGCCGCAGTATAAACAGCACAACCGTTTAACGAGATTCCGGCAATGGCGAGAATCGCGATAAGAAGGCTTCTTGTCTGCATGAGTATTCTTGTAGAGTCTTGATATTGAAGTATTCTACCCAAGGGTCGTTTTCTTCACTTTTATTGAATACGGCTTTGATCTTAAATATCGTGCCATTGCCGCCGCTGTATAAATCGTTTAACTTCACATTAGCATCCTTATTAATCCAATGGTATCAATAGTAGTCAGCAAGAGGTAGTTAGCCAACATGCCAAATGATTTCCTAGTATAACTAGCCCAGCCATACATAGCACAGCCAAAGATCCAGATAGGATATAGGACAAGTAAGGGAGGATTGGGAACTGTAAGAGCCATCGTAATGCTACATCCAATCGATATCGCCCAAGCCAGTACCTCAACAACGAAACGAAACGGATTTGATTGCCAGTCATCTTTTATCCATTCTAGTGTAGGTTTAAAAAAAGTATCTATCATAAGTTTATTATATAACATCTTAACTAAAATGTCAAGACATAAAATGAAAAAGCCCACCGAAGTGGGCTTTTGGATAGGCCTATCCTCTGATTAATTAGAGGGTGATACCCATTGCCTTAGCCTTGTAGCCAAGTGCAACGATTTCACGTGATGGCTTACCCATAACATACTCAGTTACTGTAACGCCATTACCTGCTGTACGGCTATTAGCATAGACAGCATAACCGTTTGAACGGATGCGGCTTGCTTCAGCGGCTAGGTTCTTTACACCAAAACGCTTAGAAGCCTGAGCGGCTGTTAGTGCTTCGCCATTGTAAAGTGCGTTAAAAACTTTGTATGTCTTTGTCTCTGGGTTAAAAAATTTCATATCATTTCCTCTTTTAGATTATGCTGTAATTAAACAGCTAGTATTAGTTTATAATAATCTGTAATCTAAATCAAGCTGTTTGGTTAGATATGTGTTGTTTTTCCAGCCAAAAACTTTTGCCAGGGAATCTTGATTTGGCTACGAGGAAAGCATCTTCAATGCTAGATCCCTGTGCTATAAATTGATTATCATCAAGCCCAAAAAGATAAACATTTGAGTTGATGACTTCTGCGCGAACTTTAACACCTTCTGCAATTTTCACAGCGTCTTCGGAATTAAATCCAGCTTGCTCAGCTTCGTTAATCTTTTGGATCTTTTTAAGAGAATCAATTACCTGTTCTGGATTTTCGCTTAGATGGTATAGCATAATTGCTCCGCGAGTTCGCCAGCCAATCCACGCTCCAACAAGTCCTGCAACAATGTAACCAAAGTATTCCATAGAATGCTCCTGTTTGATTTGTTATTTAATCAATTCCAAGTTCAAAATCTTAGCTACCCTGGCACCCACGTCTTCTCCACTGGGGATAACATAAGTTTGAGTATCGTGCATGTCTTTACGCTGATCATATCTGCGTACATTTAGGATGCGGCCGCCTACTGCTGATGTAAGCTCAAAACTAATACGATCCTCGCCCTCGGCCCGACCCTTTTCGATTGCCATTGCTGTTCCCACCTGTAATCCCCTATGTGCTTTCGTTTTGTTAACGTAAATGTCTTCTTCGTATTTTTGGCTATTGTCCCACATGTTGCGAACTTTGCCGTATAGCCATCGATCAAACCATGTTGTCATCAGGTTCTCCCACAGGTTTTTCGATTCCAATCTTGCCACGACCTGCGGCTATATTGGCCAAGATTTGTGTTTTTTGTTCTGCCCATGCTTGTTCGCTTAGGGTATGTAAGCCTAAACATTTTCCTGTTGGGCTACGGCCACAGCCGCAACGTCCAAACTCTTCAGAATCTTCAGTTACTCGTACTTGCATTCTTTGTCTCCTTGGTAAGTTCGCAAATCATTATAAATTTTTCAAAGGCCTTACGCACGACTGGATTGGTCAGCAGATGTTCTGCTTCAGTCATCATAGCCTTAACTCCTGCTTCGGCAGCTTCTCTGTATGAACAAT